TCTCCGTCTATTATATGTTTAATCCAGGATGTATCTTGTGCATGCTGTTGTGTTTTTTTGCCCCAGTGTCCAGCATCAATACTATTTGCTATACGGTTAAAGCATTCTTCGTTCATATTGTTCAGTGCATTTTGTGCTCGTTTACTACAGATTATAATCCAAGGAGATATCTTTCCACTCTCCACCCAGTCTGCAATAACATAGCCGCCAGCACTTTCCCAGAATGTATCAAAGTAAGACGTCTTACTTGCATGTTCTACAAACCTTTCTAATGCTCTATCCACTGTTTCCTTCTTTAAATGATCTCTTACAAATAACATATACATACGATCAGTTGGCCAATCTTTGAGCTTTGCTTGCTTACGTATTAACCAACGTGTATATGCTTCCGTGTCAATAACTTGAGTATTAATACAATAACTACCAAACTTCACAAATGCACTAAAGTACTGACTGTCCACAAACTGCGGATATTCTTTAGGCTTACTTTGCATACCTAGTCGATAAAACAAATCATATGCTTGAAACCCTGCTAGTGTTTCAGGAAAGTCTTTTTGTAACCAACGTCTTTTCTTTTCACATACATGTGACATGAGTGTACTCTCACGTTTAAAAACTTTGCCACAGTAGTCACACTTCATTTTAATAACTCTTTAATTTCTTTTTTAGACATACCTTGCTGTTCCATAGTATCACGAAGTTCCTTTTTATCGCTTTGTGCGGCAATTATTTCTAGCTCTTCATTATTACATTCTGGATATTGTTTTACTAACCATTCAACTAGTTTATTCTTTTTACCACGTTTACCTGGCGGCAACCAATCATGTTTTTGTGTCTTTCCTATACCAGCAATTTGTAAACATTGTAATTGTAGCTCTGGGTGTTTAGCTAGTAGATTAAAGTTTACATTTGAATAATCATTAACTAGGATTAAATATTGTAATGCATTACTGCCTTGTACACTACTAGCATAACGTTGTTGTACCCATAACTGTTTGTCGTACTTTGCACGTTCTTCGTCGTTGAGTGTTTTATACCAATTACGATCTTTAGTATCAATTGCTCGCATTTCACTTGCAATGCTAAGTTTGTCTACCATATTCCTAGTGTCCTTCCGTTACCTGCTATAATAGCACAACATGTAACAATGTGCAAGACAATCCAGAATGTTCTGAACCACAAGGCACGTTTAACATCTGCTTGTGTTATAGGAAGAAATTCAGGCTTATCATCATCAGTAATACCAATTGGCATACCAACTGTTCTTGCCCACATTTTAAGGAAGCGTCTTTGTCCACTCACCACAAATCATCCGTGCTTAATACGTCAGGTATCTTGTGTGTCTCTTTTACAAAATAAACACATTTAGGCTTTGGTGTATCTTCAAGTGGTACAGCAAGTATATGCCCATACTTTAATTTAGGAAAATACCATTTCATATCTTGATAGATATTAATAATTTCTACTTCAATGAACTCTGGCATAAATCCATTAATTGGATTAATTGTAAATGCTTTAAATCCACGATCATTTAAACTTGTAATTGGTAATACTTCTGGGTCTCCTACCATTGGATCACACACAATTAAGTTCCAGTCTAGTGGTACATTAATTGTATATTTTCCCATACGTAGCACTGCTGCAGGTGCGTTAAAACTTTCTAAAAATACTAGCGGTACAAAAATGTAATCCGCATTATCTTTATCACTGTAGTCTAATACACAGTAACGAATATCCTCAATTTCTTCTGGTACGTAATCTAAATCATAACTTTCATTATCTACTGTTAATATTTTCATTTATAGTTTACTTTCTCTACCCTATACGGATAGTTTGCTTCTTTATAGAACTTTTTGCGTTCAGTTAAATGGCGTTTACTAAACTTTGCACTGCTAGTAATATCCCAAATCTGTACACTGTCCTTGTCTTGTGCTTTACGTATTCCACGTCCAATACTTTGAATTACTCTTACAAAGGACTTGCCAGGCTCCAACAGAGCCAGGTTAAAGATACGAGGAATGTTAATCCCCACAGCAGCAACTCCATAGGTTGCGATAATAATTTTATTAGTTGCTCCACTAACTTCATCATATTCATCCTTTCGGTCTTTACTTTTCATACTACCACTAATAAACACGACATCATCTCCTAGTCGTTCTACTAGTCCTTCACCTGCTTTGATACGATCCACAAGTACTAGTGTGTTACCTGTTTCGGCCATATTTGCAATTACATCACTTAAATAGTCTAAACGATTTTTATCAGTTGTCAAGTATGTTAGTTCACTTTGATAGTTTCCATAGTTAACACTGTCTTGTAACTGTAAAATATTAACATCACATTGTGCAAGTACACCTTGATCCTGTAGTTCACTTGCCGCTAATTGATGTACTACTTCTCCTAAACTTACTTCTAAGCTCAGACGTTCGTGGTCTGCTTTAGGAATTGTTCCAGTTAACCCCCAACGAATTGGTACATTACGGAATGGACCTGTTAGTAATTTCTTTAGTACATCTGCTTTGGCTTGGTGTACTTCATCTACCATAACACATACTACATCTTCAGAAAACTCGTCTAGTCCCCAGTCTTGTTCACCATCACGGAAACGCTTCTCCATAATGTTTAAACTTTGCCATGTACAAATGGTGTGTGTTTTACCAAAGTCTTTTCGATCACCAAAGTACACACCCACATCTAAACCCAAGTTAATGTAGTCTGCTTCTGTTTGTGTTACCAAGTCCTTGTTGGGTACAATAACAATACTACGCCCATAAGGTTCTATTAAGTTACTAAGTGCGGCAGTCATTAATGTCTTACCTGCACCAGTAGCAATTTCCTGAATACTTTGTGTATTGTTAATAAACTTATTAATAATGTCTACTTGATAATCACGTAGCACTACAGGTTGTCCTGCAGCTGGATGTTTGTCTGGCCATACTCGATCACTAAAGTGATCTTCAGTTATTTCTGAAAACTTTAAGTTCCAACTATTACGGTTGTCTTCTATATCAAAATCGTATCTCTGTTCTTGTAGTATTGGAATTACATGACTAAGTGCATTAACAAATGTATTACCTCCCATAGTAAAGAAGCCTACACAACCGTCCCAACGACCTAGTTTATAGGCAGGTACATGTCTTGCATAGGGTAAAAAGAATTTTAGTTTTTGTTCGCATTTGCGACGAGTTTGTAAGTCGAGGCCTTCAACTTTACAGTTTACCTCGTCTTTAAGGATAATTTTACATTTCATATTTGTATACTACACTATGTTTTGGGGATTGTCAATAATACTTATAATAAAGCAGGCTCGGTAAGATGTCTTACCGAGCCCTAGTTGTGTGCAATAGCGTTGAGTGAGAGTGACGCAGACAGAGGAGGTCCACTATTGCACTGTCTATTAGGAGTTACGGCGCATACAAGTCATTTCTACGTACCGCTTCCATTTTTCACCGTTCATCTTCTTGAGATCGGCGATTTTAAGTACCATACGCAAGCTCATTTCACGTAGCTTGAGTCGGTTAGTGTGAATATAATCTAGCAAGTCTGATTGATCAGTTTCACTAAAGTTATATTCATTTAGCATACCGTCACTGACGATCTGCTTACAACGCAACCACTTTTCGTGCATTGTATCCAGTGTAAGGTCCAAGTAGTGACACCGTGACATAATAGCGTCTAGGTGATCTTTAATCTTACCACGTGTTTTTTCAAACTTGAGGTTAGTAATAAAGATAATTGAACCTTTAAACTCGAATTTGTCTGGAATGCCTTCGTTGTGAAGCACACGGCTTTCACTACGCCAGCTTAGGAAACGCTTTGGGCTACTATCTAGTGCCGCTTTAAGCAAGTTAAGTGATGTCTCATCGTACAGCACACTATCACAGTCATCTAATACTAGTACACTGCCTTCGTTTGCATACTCATAAAGTAGTTTATACAAACCAATGGCACTTGCCGCACCTTTTTCCATTCCGTATTTGCGACCAGTACCACTGGTACCACCGCCCATTTTGTTCATCATTTCCGCTTCGTTCATTACTTTCTCTACACCGTAGGATTTACCTACACCTGGAGGACCTGTAACAACCATACCACGAACAACACCATCACATGATGCATATGTCATATCTTCTAGAACTTGGAACCGCTCACGTAGCCGTTCAATTATCTGTTCGTCTGTTTCAGTTTTTTCTGGTGTTTTAACTTCACCATTTGACATTAACGAAAAACAACTAGTGCCTTTAACATTAATACGGACATTACGATCTGGCATATCACTATGCTCTTTGCCGCATACTGTAATATAAGGTCCGCTTGCGCCTTCTTTAAATTCTTTAGTCATTTTAAAGACTTTATCAGTTACTGGCATATTTCGGTATGTTCCGTTATGTACTATTACTTCTTGCATCTGTTTCTCACTCCATTTGCTCTGTTTATATATTCATAATAGCATCGTTATTCAGTAAGTCAAGTACTTTCTTCTACTTTTACGTAATTAATTACAGTTTCTTTGCACTGACTAAACTTGCTGATATCATGTTGCTTGACTTTACCAGTCAATACTATTGACTTTCCTTCCAACAATCCACTAATATCTGGTTCTTTGCTGTAAAAGAACTTAACAATATTTTCGTTTTCGTCAACACATGTAACCAAGTGAATGCCGTATTTTGCAATGAACTTTACATCACGTACTAATGCTTTAAAACGGAGGCGTTCGCCTCGTCGGCCAACAAACTCACTTTTATTACGGTGATCGTCAAACCAATCATCTAAGTTATCACGCTTTTTAGCAACACGCAAACTATTGGGTAAGCTAGCAATAACACTGATGCCAAACCCTGAAGTTTCTTCAACTCCAATTGACTTTATAACACCATCTTCAAAACTATTAAGGGTGCCCATAAGTTTTTTACCAACCAGAGACTGCTTAAAATATTCACGGATCTCAACGGCACGTTCTTTTTGTGAATATGAGATGTACGGCATATCTAAAACACCAGTCATATATTGAAAGATCATAGTTTTATTATCTTTGGTTTCTTCACCAAGATCGCTATCATAAAAGCCATATCCACTCTTGATAAAGCCTTGCTCATCATCAATATACACTGAAAGCTCAAGTGCTTGGTGTACATTATAAACTGCTTCTGTCTTTGTCTTACGATTCATACTGACAACTTTCCACTAAATTTACGAATGCGTTCGTTAGCTTCTTCTTGCTTCCACTCAACAACTTTATCCCAAGCACGACATTGAGCCCAGTTGCCACTGTTTGACATTTTTGCGACCAT